CCGCAGGCTCTTCCTTTACCTTGTATATGTTAGGACTCATCCGGTTTGGCTAATTCGGGGAGGCCTATATTTAACGCCGATATAATTAATGACCGTTTCATTACATGGTGTCGGCTATGGCTCATCCGAAATTGAACATCACCACTCTTGATTTTTATTCTGGGGAGCCTGGTATTAAGATCGTAGACTGTGCGAAAGCATTGAGTCTGTACAACCGTCGTTCGTACAGATCAGGCTATGTCTACTCGATAGATTATATCGAATATGTTGGTACAGTTGGTGATATTGTCACTATTGCTGTTTTGCCCACTACCTATGGTCTTCTGGGGGCATATCGCCTCGGCTTTGAGGCGTGGCTCGAACAGCGTGCTGAGGCTATTGATGAGACTGGTATTGAGCCTGGTAAGTGGTCGGATTTCAAGCCTTTTTACAATGAGGACCATTTTCAAGGTGCTGTTGGAGGTTGGCCCGAACTCGAACCTCGAGGTATGGATGGTACTTTGACATTGCAGCCTTTGGATCAGACCGGTGCTGAATGGAATCGTGCTGAGATTGTTCACAACGATTTTGCTGCTGCAACAGCTACTACTATTGCAGTAGGTATGTTGGGTTCTAGTAATTTGCCTGTGTTTTATGGTTCTTTGATGGACCAGTATGGTGTTCTTCGATCACCCACTCTGTCTCCAGATCCTCTTGTACCTGCAGTTGCTTCAGGTGCTTGGATCACTCGGACGAGTGAGGCTTCGGCTGAGATGACTTCAGATGTCATTAATTTGGTTGAGGATGAGAATGATCAGCCTCCGTATGCTAATCAAGCTGATATTGCACTTCCTCCCACGTATGTGGGTAATAATGAGAGTGCCCCTGGTGGCATAATGCTTGACGGTAGTACTGCTGGTACTACTGGTCGTTCTGTTAATTTGAATGGGGGACTTGTTCCCCTGGGGCTTCTAGCTATTTCTACTGCTGGAGGCGCGTACACATTGAGAGTTCACATGACTCGTGGAGAGTATAAGGGAGTGGCTGCTAAGTCCATGGGGTCGTTTCGATGACCATCGATGGCCCCGTTCCAGATAAGGCGGTCACCGCCGCGAAGGTTGCCCAGATAGGGCAGTTGATTAAGGACAATCAGATTCTAACGGCAGTGATTGTATTCATTTTGTGGCAGGCAGGGGCCCTGGCTAATGCAGCTGCATTTGTTGGAGGTGTATGTTGATGGCGAAGTACAAGTATGGTAAGAAGTTCAAGGCAAAGAAAGGTAAGCACAAGGGTAAGTTAGTGCAATACCGCTACACTGGTGGTCGTAAGAACACCAAGACCATGGTTAGGGCGAAGCGATGACTCATTGGTCTACAGGATTTACAACCGCTGGCATCGTGTTGTTTCTTGTTCCTGATCCTTTAGTTATGGCTGTTGGTGCATATTTTGGAGGTCCTGTTGGAGCTGGTGTTGCGGTCGTTGGTGTTAATGTCGTTGCTGGTGGTTTCTTTTTGTTTGGTAGATCAGGAATTGCTGATGAGTGGGGTCATGATGAACCCGTCGCACGAACAGTTTTTGGTGAACTTGTCGAGTTTGTAGCTGACTCTTGTGATCCGTTTGATCCTGATCCATTGCGTAAGTGTCATGCGTTTGATTTTTAGGGACTTGATGCACCCCTGGTTGCCTTCCCCAACGCATCATCTTACATTCGCTCCCCTCGGGGCGCGCAGATTCTGCGCGTAGATGGCGCGTTAGCGCTCGGACCCCGAGGTACGAGGATTCCTCGGAGGGAGCAGGCAGCTAGCGCAGGTCATTCCCTGGGGGCATCTCCTGGTGCTGCGCTCCATACCACATATATTGCAGATTTTGTAGTATGGGCCTTTCATCTCAATGCCCCAAATGTGTCTCGGTTTCTACCGTGGACTTGGGTTTTTTTCTTGAGATATGACATTGTGTAGTACAATGCATTTTTGATGCCAGGTAGGATGTCATTGCCTGCTTTGTCAGTGGGTTTACTGAACTTGAAGCGTCCAAGTCCATGTTTGACGCATAATTCCTGCAGGGGCTTGTACGGCACCTTCTTCGGACCGAAGAACAGAATGTGCAGGTGTGGGTTGATTTTCTTTAATGTAGGTTGAACAATCAACGGCGCATAATGTACCTTTTCCGCCACCACCAGGGCTTCGATTATGCGCACCTGGTTATCAGCCGGGACGGGAATTGGTCGTTCGGTCACCTCGAAGAACCACATTCCGCCGTCGACGCACTCTTTCCAGAGCGGTTCTCGCCGCAACTGCTTGAAGTTGTGAGTCAGTCTTTCTCGGAACTCGATGTAATCATCTTCATTCTCGATAGGGAATATCTTGTCGCCTGGAAGGCCGACAGTTCCGAACTTAAGGAAGCGATGTTTGTCGTAGTCGAAGTTTGACATGATCTTCCGCTTCCATTTTTGGATCCGTTGCCATCTTTTGAGGTCACGGTCACAGTTCGAACACCGGTTAGGTCTGCAGCTCCCCCAGGAGGTGTGTTTCTCAAATGGCATTTGGGGACATTCTCTCCCAGAGTCCCGACAGAACATGTCGTGCCATATCGTGCAATCTGCACAGAAGAAGCCTGGGCCAACCGCAGGCTCTTCCTTTACCTTGTATATGTTAGGACTCATCCGGTTTGGCTAATTCGGGGAGGCCTATATTTAACGCCGATATAATT